CAGAATTCTATCACCGTATGGCAGTGAACGTTGAGGATGCAGGCTTCCGACCACTTGACATGGTGGTATGGATGGTCACTACCAAGATGGCCAAAGCCAATCGACTCAAACCCGCACACGAACCTATCTTTGTAGCACAAAAGCCACTAGAAGGATCTATCAAAGCCAACTTTGAGAAATGGGGATGTGGTCAAATTAATACAACTACAACACGGGTGCCGTGGGACGGCAAGCCTCCTACAGGTTGGGTCAAGGGCGGTAGCAAACGTAGAGCATTTGGTGGTGACGTAGCCAAGGCATCTGAACAGGCTGTGAAAGAAACTGAAGATGCCAACCCCAACGGCAGATACCCTAGTAATATTATTGGCCACTTTGATGAACCTGACCACCAAAAATACTTTTATGCGCCACGTGCCACACGCAAGGAACGAGGCGAATACAATGACCATCCCACTCCCAAACCCATTGACCTCATGAGATACTTGGCCAGGGTATATGCCCCAAAAGGCGGCCTAGTACTAGATCCGTTTATGGGATCTGGATCCACTGGCATTGGTTCTTTAAAAGAAGGCTGTAACTTTGTTGGAATTGACATGAGCCAGCACTATGTTGATATCAGTCGTCGTCGCATTGAGGATCACTATGATAACGCACCTCCTGCTGAGAGATTATTTGAGTACGAAACTGCTTGACAACAATTCCTAGTTCAAGTATAATTCATCATGTAGCCTAACGCTACACATTATTAACCAACTTGGAACTCACATATGATAAAGCGAATTTCGCGCTCTCTGTCAGATGTTGCTGTAGAAATTCTTGACAAGCTCAAGAACGAACATGGCGTCACTGACCAACAACTCGCACAACTGCGAAGCCGTGTTTTTAACTCAGGATATGGATTCCCATTAGGCGGAATCCGGGTACCCGTATCAATTATCTGGATTGACTACGAAGTACAACGAGACGTCATTATCAAAACAATTTTGGCACTACTGGCCAAGTGGGACAATCGCATCTGCCAGCCAGCGGCTTGTAACACCTACCCAGATTTGGTAGAACTGGTAGATACTGTCAAACACATTTACAAGTTCAAACGACTGTTTGTGTACGATGCCCAACATCGTTGTGTGACCCTGGCCATCCTGGGCTTTGACGAGATCTATGTCACTGTGGTTGTGGACGATGATCCTAAATTTCCCAGCTACGCATTCCGCACCAGCAACAGTGTGGTCAAGAAAATTGGCAAGCCAGATTTCCACCGCAACAACATTCGTTTGTACACCTTGGGTGTACAGGACGAGGAAACTATTCCGGCCTACAACCTACAAGAACAGTTTAATCGTCTCAAGATTGACCTGGTAGAAAAACCAGAAATGATTCCTACTGCCGAGCGTCAAGACTTTTACATGAGTCACTTTGACTATGCTTACAAGCCCATGGGCGCAGATAAAACTGGTAAAGTAGCCGGACAGATTCTTGAAGCCATTATCAAAACTTGGCCCAAGCAATCTAAAATTCAAAACGGCATTTACATTGGCCTGTATCACATGAATACTGTGGTCAACAGCTTGGGCAAGAAAATGCCCCGGGACTGGATGCTACAGGTTTGTAAGGGTGTGTCACAGAGTTTTGCCAACAGTGAGCACGTGGAAACATCAGCAAGTCGGCATGCCAAATGGATCAGTCGTAGCAACACCTGGAACGTGCCCGAAGGTATGTTCAAGTTCATGCGAGAAGTGTACAAACTCAACGGCGGCGCACTGTCTATTCCCAGCGACGGTGCTGACTTTGAGCTTGACAAAGGGCTGTGGGTTGATGGTACACTAATTCCCAACCATTCTAAGTTATACAAGGCACCTAAGGTCGCACCATGAACAAGATTGACCAACTTAAAGAGTCAGTCGAAGGCTTTGAAGAAATCAATTATCGACAGGTCATGGTGGAACGCAACCAGGATGCTTATCGCATTACCGAAGAGTTTGTTCGTGGCGAAGTGTCGAGACTGGTAGAAATGTACAAGAATTTAACTGTGCTGGATCAACGTGCTCGACTAATTCGTGACGGCATTGACTTGTATCTACGTAGAGGACATGGTTATACCATTGAAGGCAGCATAGGATCTCACTATCGCGAAGTTGGCGTGGATCTTGCCAATTGTATATTTGAGCACATGATTCCGCAGAGTCGCATACGAGATTTACTAATACAAGACCGCATCAGTATCAAACAGGCCATGAATCCCCCAACCTGTTTGATCAGCAAAGAACACGATGCTCAATTGAGCAAGAGTGGGTTCAATAACAAGACTCCGAGTTATTGGAACTTTTTTGATCGCTACACCGGAGTGTTTAGTGCCCAGTATGAAACGTTTAATGGGCAAGCAATCGCAGATCCACACACGTGGACCTTGGGTAAACATTATGAATTTTTTGGAGTTAATAAATGAGCCGTTTAGCATTACACAGTCGCCCCTTCGTGGTGTTTGATCCTGCCAACAAGGACCACCGCACTTGGTTTGCTGAATTCAACGCCAGTGCCAAATGGGGCAACTGCCCTGTGAGATTTCTCATAGAAGATGACAATGGTGACTTGGTGACCATGATCCAGCGCAGACTGATTCAGTACTATGTGAACAAAGAATTCGGGAATAAAAAGTTCCGTGAATAAGTATTGGTATGACCATACCAAAAATTATTGCTATACAAAGTAGCAATACTCCTGCTCCTGCAGAACAAGAAATATCTGTAACCGACGACAAGCATCTTGTGATGCTTGAAGTCATGAAAGAGTTGAGCAGGCCTGTCTCACAAAAGAACGTCACAGCAGTGGTGCTGAATCAACCTGAAGTCACACGTCGCACACGAGTGGCCATGGTGATTGCACCTGAGTGGGGTGCATACATTGCTCCGTATAATGTGGCTAGATTAACAGCTCTTGCCAAAGGCAGTGGATTTGCTACTCGAGCGTTCGATATCAACATTGCTGCCTACCAAGCCACAGACAAAACCTTGTGGGATGGATATCTTGATTGGAAGTGGAGCATGTGTTATCACGAGCAGGTGCATCACATCATTGAGCCTTGCCTACGCGAATGGGTGGACAAGATTGTGGCATTTGCCCCAGATATCATAGGCTTTACTCTATACTACACCAACAATGACTGCACCAACTGGATCATACGTGAAATTAAACAACTCCTGCCCGCGGTAAAAATCATTGGCGGTGGCCCGCAAGCCATCCAGGAAAAAGTCAAAGAGCCCGAACTATACAATCATCTTGTGGTAGGTGAAGGTGAGTTGATCTTCTTAGACATTCTGGAAAAGCACGAAGCAGGTATTGAGATTCCTGAACGTGTGTTGTACCATGACAAGGCTGTGCGAGTAGATCTTGACAGTATGCCCTGGCCTGACTATTCGGACTTTGACTTGAGCCTGTACAGCATGGGCACAGGCGTTAGTTCTGAGATCAGTCGCGGGTGTGTGGCCAAGTGCCAGTTCTGCAGTGAAACCACATTCTGGCGTTATCGTGGACGTCTTGCAGGCAACATTGTGGACGAGATTGAATATCAGTATCGTACCTATGGCATAGAAGCGGTGTGGTTTATTGACAGCTTGGTCAATGGCAATCTCAAAGAACTACGTGCATTTTCCCGGGGTCTAGTAGAGCGTGATATCAAAATAGCCTGGCTAGGCTATGCCCGATGTGACGGACGCATGGACATTGAATATTTACAAGACCTCAAAGATGGTGGGTGCAATGTGTTAAATTTGGGCATTGAATCTGGTTCACAAAAAGTGCTGGATCTCATGAAGAAAAATGTCAAAATTGAACACATAGAGCAAAACTTGTTTGACATGACCAAGGTGGGCATACAGGCACATTCCAACTGGTTTGTGGGGTTTCCTGGTGAACAGCCAGTAGACATGGCACACACAATGACTCTGCTGTGGCGCACAAGAAAAACCAGTCTCAACGGCTGGAGTTTTACAGTATGCAACGTAAACCTTGATACGCCCTTGCACAACGAGCGTGAAAAGTTTGGTATGAGTCATGGGCACTATGCCGCACACTGGGTCACAGAAGACTACACCAACACAATCATACATCGCCTGGTAAGATACAAAACAGTAAACATCCTGCTGAATCATCTTCGCCGACATATGCCTGGATACAATGGTAGTGTGTCTGAGCATATTTACTATGCCCAAGAAAGAGCTGGGGTAGAAAATCACTACACACTGACCTACCAGCCTGACAGCATTCAAGACATGATCCCTTACGATGACAATTTTGATTATGATATTATCAAAACATCTATCAATCCTGTAGCTGACAGTTTGATCAACGAGATATGGCCTTTGTTGAGAGTGTTGCACTTGGCCGTGGGTGCATTTGAAATTGATCTGCGGTTTGATCCTGACTTGGACATGGCCGAGTTTGGTCCTGACAAGTGTCCCAACGATCAGTACACAGAATACCGAGCTAGACACCAGTTTAAAATTGATGCTCAAGGTGACTGGCATGCAGTTTTTGACTATGACCTTAAAGGCAACGGACCCAATGGCAACCCCACCATGGATGGGTTTCATTACGGATTCAAACTCAACTGGGAAAAACAAGGCAACTGGTGCCGGTTGACCGAATATTCCTAAACTGCTATAATTAGGGTATGAAAAAAGATCTAAACTGGTATCTGAAGTGGATCGCCACAGTGATCCTTATTGCAGGAACTGCAATCAACTCTCTGGGCTAC